TATACCATGCTTTTCTACTGGTACACCAAACATGTTAGAAGCAGACGCACAATAAATATCTCCATTGTTTTTAAAGACATCACCTCTCCAGGATTCATCGGCTAGATGAGCCAGTATTCTTGCCTCTATAGCAGAAAAGTCAGCTACAATAAATTTATATCCGGGTTTAGGAATAAAGGCGGTACGAATAAGTTCTGACAGTACATTAGGTACAGAATCATACAGCATGGAAAGTGCTTCATAATTGCCAGAAAGAACCAGGTTTCTGGCGTCTTCTAAATCAGGAAGGTGGTTTTGGGGTAAATTCTGTAACTGGATGAGTCGGCCAGCCCATCTGCCGGAGCGGTTGGCACCGTAAAATTGGAACATTCCACGAGCTCTGCCATCTGTACATCTTGCATTATCCATTGCTTGATATTTCTTTACGGAAGATTTGGCGAGCTGTTGCCTTAAGATAAGGACTTCTGCCAGTTCTGGTGGAGCGGTTTTTAGAAGCTCTGCTACAACTTTCTTGTCCAGGGTGTCAGTTTCTATACCTTTGGAAGCTAACCACTCACGCATCTGTATTACGGAGTTTGGATTATCAAGACCGGTAATATGTTGGAGTTTTTCGGTTAGTTCAGTTTTGGTTATACGATCAAGCTCTATTGCTTCCAGTACAATATCATGTTCAAGAGCAATGCCTCTATCATTGATTTCTTGATCAAGGTGGTATTCATCCCAGAGAAAATCAGAAACTGGGAATTTGGCAAGTTTCTTCTGGATGGCGAGTTCTACTTCCACGTCCCTTTTATTATAGGATTTGAAGAGTTCCCATTTCTGGATATCATGTTCCGGGAGGTTACGGGTTCTGCCGCCATTGGTTTTAGTTGCAGCACAAGGTTTGCAAAAGTAACGGATAAGGTCTTTGCCTTCCTTCATTTTCTGGTCTTCCAGTTTTAATACTGCGCCGACACCTTCTAGTGAAAGCGGAAGTCCCATGTAAGCTGCCCAGATCATACTGCATTTCCAGGATGCAGGGTCAAGAAATTGGTAGGTAGTATCATCCTAAGTCCGTAAGATTTATGGTGAATTGAATCATTTTTATAGAGCCAGTTGGAAAGACAGACACGTTCGAAGTTTGCGTTGAATGCCCATTTAGTAACATTTGGATCTACGATGGCATCCAGTATTTCTTTTGGAATTTTTTCTCCACAGGCTAAGTCGATGACTTGTACATCACCACCATTTATGGCATAGGCAAAGAGCAAGATTTCAAACCTGTCAGATTCTGCATATTTGTAGGCACCGCATTTTTTGATGTCTACATCGGAATAGGTTTCCAGGTCGATTGAAAGTTCTTTTATCATAATATTATCATTCCTTTACAAAAATGGCAGCGGAACCAAGTAGCACCGCCGCCAGTATCTTATTTCTTATTTTCAGTTACATCTTTTGGTGCAAAGCGTTTTGGAAAGAGCAGCTGAAGGAAGCGTTTTACTACTCCGATAAACCATTTCCAAATCATAGCAAGCCCCATCATCCAGAAGCTGATGCAGATTCCATAAAGAGTTCCACGTACCATTGCGTTTAAAATTTCACTAATCATTTCTATTGTCATATTATTTACCATGCCTTTTTGTAAGTATGGGTGGCAGCAGTACCGCCACCCGTGAGATTGTCAGTTCATTAGGAGAGGAAGTCATCGTCATCCTCTGTATCGAAGTCATCCTCAGCTCTTGCCTTACCTCCGAGCGGTTCTCCGTCGGAAATTTTCTGCAAGTTGTTTAAGCCACAAGCAATACCACGATTACCATTGCTGTTAAAAGCGTAGAGGCTGATGGATGCTCTGCCATAAACACCGGAATATACTTCACTACGTTCCATAATCGGATTTCTGTCTGCATCCACGATACCAGGAGCAGTAGCAGAGTTTGCATTGATGAAGTAGCAGTTCTTGTAAGCTTCATCATCTGGACGTTCGGTGTCACCATCTCTGAGAGGTGTTTTGATTACAGAGAGAGCAGGAACTGATTTGCCGTTACCTTTCAGCTTACTCTGACCTTCCTCGTAAGCTGCCTGGATTGCTGCTTTAATCTTTTCCACGGTCTTGGTGTCAGACTTAGGAATAATAAGGCTGACGCTGTATTTCGGTGCGCCGCCGTTGATGCTCTTGGCATCCCATACATTTGCATAAGACCATCTGGTCTGTGGACTTGTGATTACCTTTGTTGGATTTACAATTTTACTCATTTTCGTTTTCCTCCTTAAAATCGCCTTTGGCTGTATTTAGTGGTGCTCGTTTGTCTGTTATTGGCACCAGTGTAGGTTTGCCCTGGGGCTTGATGACAAGGGAACCCAGGATCTCTTCAAACTTCTTTTTACCAAGCATGCTTGTCATAGCAGTGATGGTAAGAAGTTTTGGTTCATAAGGGTCATATCCGGCATTTGCTACTGCAGCGGCTACGGCTGCTTCGTCCGAATATTTTCTGTTGGCTCTGCCTTCCACCACTTTGAATCCGTCATAAGTGACACCAGAGAGTGCCTGCTGTAAGGCATATTCTTTGATGTCGTTTGTCCATGCGGTCAGGGAATCTGCTTTGGCAAGAATTGCTGCAATTTCAAATCTGTCCAGGGTATCCGGCATTGCAAAATCATATTTGGCAAGCTCTAGATTATGTTCCGCACGCTTTCTGCAGGTGGCTTTCACCTTGCAGAACTGGCAGTGATCACCGGCTGAAAATTCACCTTGTCCGCTCATTGCAAGTGCGGCAGTAGGAGCCAGTGTGTTGTCTGCCCAGGAAAGAAGATCTTCCTTGGTGCATTCATAGGTGCTGACGTTATCACGCCTTGGCTGGAAGATGGTCATACGGATGGTCCTGATATCGTAGATGCCATCGAATAATTCCAAGGCACCCAGTGCGTAGCACATCATCTGTGGATTGTGATCTGCCTCCACCAGGATTCCAAGTCCGTGCTTGTAATCAATGATGTGCAAGATATCATCAGCTACGATGACGCAGTCACCGGTTCCGAATCCTTCTGGTACCCATCGAGAGAAGTCCAATCTTTGTTCCACCAAAATTTGTGGATCCGGGCAGGTCTGTCGGATGGCTTCCAATTGCTCCATTACGTAAGAGCAGTATTCTGTTGCACAGTTTTCCATCTCCTGGCTGTAGTAGTCCAGGTTAGGTATCGGATCAGCAAGCTTTTTGCCAAGGGCTGTTAGCACTTTGTATTCACATAAGGTGTGAGCGTCCGTTCCCTCTTTAGCATAAGGACTTGCCTGGTCTGGTGTTTCTGCACAGAGCTTTGCAGAAGGTGGACAGGATAACCAGCGGTGACTGGAGGAAGCGGAGAGGTATGCGTGTTTACTCATGGGATAACGCCTCCACTTCTTTTAAAACTGTTTCATAGTCTGATGGCTGAATGGCAGAAAGCTTTTCCGCACCGTGGCTTATTAAGATTGCCTTGATTTCAGCTGTGAATCCTTCTCTGGATTTCTCTGCAAGCTTTGCTCGAAGATCCGTGAAGGAAAGTGGTGTTTCCGACTTTTCAGGGAGAGCAGCAGGCTCTTCTGAAAACATGCTTATCATTTCTTTTGCTATCTCTAAGATGGCTTCACCGTGTTCGATGAGTCCACTTAAGAGAATGTCGAGATTACTCATTTTGCTCATTGGGTTCTCCTTCCTTTGTCTCTTTTCTCAATTTTTCTGCCAGAACTTTTGCTACTACGCTGATAGCGATAAGGGTATCAATCGCTTCTGCATTTGCCTGGCGGGTTTCTTCACTCATATCTGTCTGCATCTGCAGCACCTCCATTTCCGAAGCACTTTCTGCGCTTCTATTTATGTAAGGAAAGTTGTTTGGCGTTTGACCAATTTATTTTGAAAATTTTTTGGAAGCCGTTTGCCTTACATCTGTGTAAGGAATTTGGGAGGTGGTTTGACCAACCGGCCAGAGAAGAAACTTTTTGCGCGCATATAACAAGGAAGGAAAAATTTTGTTGGTTTGCGTTGGTCAAAGACGGTAGTTCTTTCCTTACAGAAGTGGGAGGACTTTGTGTCCTTACTACTTAGATGCAGGAGGGAAAAAGATGCAGTTGATAATTTACACGGCAGATTGCACAGGGAATGCGAAGAACTGTAAGTATCCACATAGAGCAATCGTGACAAATGTGGATGAGCTTCAGGCGGCTGTAAGCAGAGACCATGTGTGTGCAGAGTATCAGGGCAATTATAGAAGTGTGGATAATTTCATTTCTTCTAATGTGGTTGTAATGGATTGCGACAATGATCATTCTGAAAATCCGGTAGATTGGATGACACCAGAGAAGTTGGAAGAGATATTCTCTGATGTGGCTTACGGATTAGCACCAAGCAGACACAATCTGATTGAAAAGGATGGAAAGGCGGCGAGACCGAAGTTCCATGTTTACTTTGAGATTGAGGAAGTAAGGGATGCGAGGAAATATACAGCATTAAAGAGAGGCATTCATAGGGAATATCCATTTTTTGATGGTAATGCTCTGGATGCGGGCAGATTTTTGTTTGGTTCCAGTGCCGGGGATGCGGTCTGGCATGATGGGTGGATGACCATTGATACGGTAATTGGTCCGATGGAAGAAGGGGAAGATGATTTTACGGCATCCGGTGTGATTCCGGCAGGTCAAAGAAATAATTCCATGAACTTGTTTGCGGGGAAGGTATTAAAGAGGTATGGGGAAACAGAGAAGGCTTATCAGGTATATCTGGAGAGAGCGGCTAAATGTGATCCGCCATTGGAAGAGGATGAATTGAAAACCATTTGGTATAGTGCACTGAAATTCTATCGAAAAAAGGTAAAGACGGATGAGTCCTATGTGGCTCCGGATGCCTACAATGATGAGTTTGCAGTGGAGTCTTTGAAACCAGTGGATTATTCGGATATTGGACAGGCGAAGGTGGTTGTCAGGGAGTATGGTGATGAACTGAAATACACGGATGCCACAGATTTTCTCAGATATAACGGAGAGTACTGGATGGAGTCTAAGCAACAGGCAGTAGCAGTAATGGAGGATTTCCTGGATTTGCAGTTGGCAGATTCTCTGGCTCAGTTCGAGGCAGCAAAGAAGGCTCTGATGGATGCAGGTATTGATGAGAAGGTTGTGAATGCTGGTGGGAAAACGCTGGAAAAGATTATCGAACCGGAAATGATGAAAGCATATTATGCCTATTTTGCGGCAAAGCAATATGTGGCTTTTGTTATGAAACGAAGGGATATGAAGTATGTGACCTCAGCACTGATGGCGGCTAAGCCTATGCTCGCTATTGATGTCAGTGAACTGGATGGGAATGAGTTTCTTCTGAATGTACCAGGTGCCACATTTGACCTGAGAGATGCTTCATCAAAAGAGCCGGAAGCTGAAGATTATATCACCAAGCAGGCGTTGGCAGCACCAGGAGATGATGGAATGGATAAGTGGCTGGAGGCATTGGATTTATTCTTCTGTAAAGATCAAAGCCTGATTGACTATGTACAGCAGATTGTTGGAATGGCGGCAATTGGCAAGGTGTATATGGAAGCTCTCATCATCGCATATGGGGAAGGTAGCAACGGTAAGTCCACGTTTTGGAATTCTATTTCCAGAGTGCTAGGTTCCTATAGTGGAAATATTTCTGCAGATGCGTTGACCGTTGGGTGCAAGAGAAATGTGAAGCCTGAAATGGCGGAGTTGAAAGGGAGAAGATTGGTAATTGCGGCGGAACTGGAAGAAGGTCAGAGGCTGAATACTTCTGTGGTGAAGCAGATTTGTTCTACGGATGAGATTTATGCGGAGAAGAAGTATAAGGATCCGTTCAAGTTTACACCGAGTCATACGGTGGTGCTTTATACTAATCATCTTCCACGAGTTGGTGCTAGTGACAATGGTATCTGGAGAAGACTTATCGTGATTCCTTTTAATGCCAAGATTGAAGGAAGCGGCGATGTGAAGAACTATGCGGATGAACTGGTTAGCGAATGTGCACCTGCCATTATGAGGTGGATTATTGAAGGTGCCAAGAAAGTGATTGCGGCGAAGTATAAGTTGAAATTTCCAAAGTGTGTGGAGGAGGTGATCAGTAGATACCGAGAGAGTAATAACTGGTTTGGTCTGTTTGTGGAGGAGTGCTGTGAAGTCGGAGAAGGTTATGAGCAGAGGTCGGGTGAGTTTTATCAGGAGTATCGAGCTTTTTGTTTGAGAACCGGTGAGTATCCGAGAAGCACTACTGATTTTTATGCTGCAGTGGATGGTGCTGGTTATGCACGCCGTAGGACGAGAAAAGGTTTCTTTATTTATGGAATCCGTTTGAAAAATGAGGATTTTGTGGATTAGAGGGGCATTTCTTATGAGATATGTGCATGTCGTTAAGGTCTATATAGAAAAATCGTTATAGGAGAATTTTAAAAGTTAAAAATGTCCATAAAGAAGTTTTAGAACAGACCTTATCGACCTGCACGCCATATTAATTTGATGGAGGTGCGACATGCGTGAAAAAGTGATAGAGCAGAAATTGGTTGCGGAAGTAAAGAAGGCTGGAGGCATCTGTCCTAAGTGGGTGGCTCCCGGATTTGATGGGGTGCCTGACCGGATTGCAATGTTTCCTGGTGGGAGGATTGCTTTTGTGGAGGTGAAGGCTCCTGGGGAAAAGCCAAGGCCATTACAGAGGGCAAGGCATGAACTTTTAAGAAGGCTGGGCTTTCGTGTGTATGTTTTGGATGAGATAGAGAAAATCGGAGGAATGATTGATGAAATACGAACCACATGATTATCAGCAATATGCGATTGAATATATCAGGTCACATCCGGTGGCAGCGGTGTTACTTGATATGGGGCTTGGCAAAACAAGTATTACTCTTACTGCGTTAAATGACTTATTGTTTGATTATTTTGATGTACATAAGATTCTGGTGATTGCACCGCTTCGTGTGGCGCGAAATACATGGTCAGGAGAAATTGGAAAGTGGGAGCATTTGATGGAGTTGCAGTATTCGATTATTGTTGGTACGGAAAAGGAAAGAAAAGCGGCACTGGAGAAGAAAGCAGATATTTATATCATCAATAGGGAGAATATTCAGTGGCTGATAGAGAAGAGTGGATATTTGTTTGATTTTGATATGGTGGTTGTGGACGAACTGTCTTCGTTTAAGAACCACGATGCAAAAAGATATAAATCGTTGATGAAAGTAAGACCGAAGATAAAAAGAATTGTGGGGTTGACGGGTACGCCGTCCAGTAATGGGCTCATGGATCTATTTGCAGAATTTAAGCTGCTGGATATGGGAGAGCGACTTGGAAGATTTATTGGAACTTACCGGGTGAATTATTTCAAGCCGGATAAGATGAATGGCCCGATTGTTTATAGTTATAAGCCACTTCCTGGTGCAGAGCAGCGAATTTACAATGCTATTTCGGATATTACGATATCCATGAAGGCAACAGACCATCTGCAGATGCCGGAGCTGATTAGTTCCAGGTATGAGGTGCAGATGGATGAGAAGGAAAAAGAAAAATATGATTCCATGAAGGAACAGTTGGTCTTATCTCTTCCGGAGGGAGAAGTTACTGCAGCAAATGCAGCGTCATTATCAGGGAAACTTTTGCAGATGGCCAATGGTGCTATTTATACGGATGAGGGAGATGCAACATTGATTCATGATAAAAAGCTGGATGCCTTGGAAGATATGATTGAAGCAGCTAATGGAAAGCCGGTGCTTGTGGCTTACTGGTTCAAGCATGATCTGAAAAGGATTATGCTTCGGTTGACAGAGAAGAAGATTCCATTTGAAAAACTTGATTCTGATGCAAGTATCGAAAAGTGGAATAAGGGTGAAATTCCGGTGGTACTGATTCATCCGGCATCAGCAGGTCATGGTTTGAATTTGCAGAGTGGTGGAAATACCCTTATTTGGTTTGGGTTGACATGGAGCCTGGAATTGTACCAGCAGACGATAGCAAGATTATGGAGACAGGGGCAGGCGGCCAGAACTGTGATTGTGCAACATATTATTACGGAAGGAACCATTGATGAACGTGTTATGAAAGCACTGGAAATGAAGGATAATACCCAGTCGGCACTTATCGATGCAGTGAAAGCAGAGGTGAGAGCGAATGGCAAGTAGGAATTTGGCGGAGAATCCGTATGAGAAGTTAGCCAATGCGATTGTTTTGCAGGCAGTTTCAGATTATAGAGCGGCATTAAAGAAAGTGAAGAAGAATCCTAAAAATCGTGATGCCATAGATGGGGTATTGCAGATTGAAAAATTCTTTCGGTCAGAGTGGTACCAGGTGCTGACATCTGTGGATGGAGAGTACCTGATAGACAGGTTTGGGAAGGAAGTATCAGAGACAAAATAAGAAAATCAGAGTCAATCCGAGGGAAACAAAAATTTCAATCGGAGGTAGATTATGAATCAGCATCAGACACTGGTTAAGAATGAACTTATGAAGGCATTCAGAATAGAGCAGGATATCAATAACAAAATGGAGCAGATTGTTTCTTTGAGAGAACTGGCAACCAAAGCAAGTAGTGTTTTGAGCGATATGCCGGGAAGTCCGAATAGAAACATTCATAAGACAGAGGATATTATTGTTAAGTTTATTGGTATGGAAGAGGAACTGAAAAAGGAAATCACTTCTCTTCTGGGAACAAAACAGTATGTGAAGGATTTAATCAGCCAGGTAACAGACAGAGAAGGACGTATTATCCTGGAGCAAAGGTATTTGCAGTATGATAAGTGGGAAGAAATTGCTGGAGAGATGGGATATACCGTAAGGCAGATATTCCGTATTCATGATGCGGCGCTTATGGAAATCAGTATTTCTGAATCATGTCATGAGATGTCATAGAATGTCACACGATACTTATGATACTGTTATACTAGCAAAAAGCAAAATGATGATAGAGGCCATTGTGGAGAAATCTGCAGTGGCTTTTGCTATGGAAAGAGGTGAATCGGATGCCAAGAAAACCAAAGCGTCCTTGTTCTTATCCAGGATGTCCTAATCTGACGGATGGCAGATTCTGCGAAGAACATTCAAAACTTTATAATCAGAATTACGAAAAGTATGAGCGTGATAAATCAACTAAGCGTCGGTACGGAAGGTGTTGGAAGCGCATCAGAGATAAGTATGTGTCGCAGCATCCGTTCTGTGAATTATGTTATGAGAAGGGAATATTAGTGGAGACTGAAGAAGTTCATCATAAAAAGAAGTTGAGTGACGGTGGTACACATGACAGAGATAATTTAATTGCGTTGTGTAAGTCGTGTCACTCTAAGATTCATGCACAGCAAGGTGACCGGTGGAGTGGTGATAGAACCTATTCTTATTAGGGTAGGGGGAGTAAAAATCCCTACAGCTTTTCCTATAGGGGAACGATGCGAGGGTCTTGCGTGCAAAATCGCGAAATGGAGGATAGGGGGTATTGAAGGGCATACAAAGTTATAGAAAATTATGTCATGCACACCATCCAACAAAAAATACAAATAATCCGTAAAAAAACTACGGATACACTTGATAAAATTTGCGGATAATCATATAATAGTAAAAAAAGAGAGGATGTGGTTATCATGTTAAAGAAATTCAGTGTGGAAAACTTTAAAGGTTTCAAAGATAAAATCACGTTTGATATAGGTTCTCCAAGCAATTACAGTTTTAATTCGGAGATAATTGGAAATGGTTGTGTAACGAAAGGTATCATATATGGAATTAATAGCTGTGGTAAGTCTAATCTTGGATTGGCTATTTTGGATATCATCACTCATTTGACAGAGAAGCAAAAACTTTTGCAGAGTTATGATTTTTATTTGAATATGAGTGGAAGGAAGTCATTTGCAGAGTTTGAATATGTATTTGCTTTTGAGGAACATGAGGTAATCTATAAATACAGAAAGACAGATGTAAATACGCTTCAAGATGAGAGTCTCTCAATTGATGATAAAGAAGTTATATACTATGACTTTGTAAAGAGAGAAGGATTTACACTCTTGGAGGGTTCTGATACGTTAAATGCTACTATCAAGAGCGAGAGTCCAATATCAAGAGTAAAGTATGTAAACAGTAATTCCATATTAACTGATAATACGGAAAATCAGGTGTTTAAGCAATTTATTGATTTTGTGGATCGTATGCTGCTTTTCTATTCTTTGGATAGCAGAGGATACGAAGGTTTTATGAATGGAACTGAAGGGATAGCTGAAGGCATCGTAAACAGTGGAAAGGTTGAAGATTTCCAAGAGTTCCTTAAAGAGAACGATATCGTGTATGACTTGTATGCTTGTGAAGTGGATGGCAGAAAGGCAATTTATTGTCGTTTTGAAAATCAAGATGCGAACTTCTTTAAGATTGCTTCTACTGGAACAAAGTCTCTTGCACTCTTTTATTATTGGTATATAAGAATGCAGAAGGCATCATTTGTATTTATTGATGAGTTTGATGCATTTTATCATTTTGAATTATCTGAAAGTGTAGAAAAGCGTTTAAAAGAAATAAAGGGCGTACAGATATTTACAACTACGCATAACACGGATCTTATGAGTAATGATTTGCTGAGACCTGATTGTTATTTCATCTTAAAAGATAATAAAATTAAGGCGATTCCTGAATTAACGGAGAAGGAACTTCGCCAGGCTCATAATCTTCAGAAAATGTATAAGGCAGGTGCGTTTAATGGCTGATAGAGACTATAAAGCATTCATAGTCGAGGGAGAAGCCAGAGAACCTTTAATCATTGATAATATTTCCAAAGTGTTTTTTGCCCACGGAAATTTCAAGATAATTACACTTCCGGCAGGACAAAATATCTATATGCTTTGGAAGAAATTGAAGGAAGATGATTTCGATACAGATATCATAGAAGTGCTAAGAGAGGAACATAAAGAGCTCGAAGAACAGTTGGCTGGACTTAGCAGAGATGATTTTTCTGAGGTATATCTCTTTTTTGATTATGATGGACATCAAAATAATCTTGCTGAGGATGATGATGAAAATGTGCTCGACCAGATGCTGATAAGTTTTGATAATGAAACGGAAAATGGAAAGCTATATATCAGTTATCCGATGGTAGAAGCACTTAGAGATTTTGAGTCGGGAGTATGCGGAAAAAAGGATAATTGTTTTGTTATGCTTGAAGATTTAGGAAATTACAAATTCTTATCTGCAGAACATTCTATTTATCCTCAGTTTAATACGTATAGTTTTGAAATATGGAAAGATGTGATTGAGGTATTTTCGATGAGACTTTCATGTCTTGTGAATCAAGCAGGAACTATTAGTTATGATCAGTATGTAGAAAAAATAAATCCTCTTGAGATCCTTAAATTAGAGGAGAAGGAGATTCGGAAAAACAGAGTATTCGTTTTAAGTGCTTTTCCGGAATTCTTGCTGGATTATTTTGGAGTGAAACTTTGGAAGACATGTGTGAAACATACAACGAATTTCCTTGAGAAACAAAATTGTAAAAATGAATAGTTATAAAGAGTAACTGAAAGGACTTCTTCGGAGGTCCTTTTATTGTGCGAAAATTATGGAAGGAGGGGATTCCAATGGCAGGTAGAAAGCCAAAGCCTACAGCGATTAAGGAACTGGAAGGCAATCCTGGTAAGAGAAAACTGAATACAAAAGAGCCGAAGCCAGAAAAGGGAATGCCTGTCTGTCCAGAGTGGTTGCTTCCAGAGGCTAAGCTAGAGTGGAAGCGTTTGAGTGAGAAGTTGAATCAGATGGGTGTATTGACGGAAGTGGATATGGCGGCATTTGCAGCCTATTGTCAGTCCTATGCCCGTTGGAAGGAAGCACAGGAACACATTGATTTAGGTGGTTCTACTTTTGAGACAGAGAAAGGTTACCAGCAGCAGACACCATGGGTTGGGATTGCAAATACCAACCAGAAGCTGATGTTGCAGGCGGCAGCAGAGTTTGGTCTGACACCTTCTGCCAGGACAAGGATTATGGCAGCGGTTAGTGCGGACAAAGAGTCTGAGGATGAGATGGAGGCATTGCTTGGGGGTGATTCTTAATGGCAAGGGAAACAAGACCAAAGGATTATCCGAAACTTAAGAATTATCAGCCGAGCAAATTTATGCTTCCAACTTCTCACTATGATAAAGAGAAAGCTGATCGTGCAGTAAAATTTATTGAGAACTTATGTCACACTAAGGGTAAATGGGCGGGCAAGAGATTCTGGTTATTGCCTTGGCAGGAGCAGTTGATTCGAGATATTTTTGGAATTGTGAAAGCGGATGGGTACAGACAGTTTCGTACTGCTTTTGTGGAAATCTGTAAGAAGGTGGGGAAGTCGGAGTTGGCAGCAGCCATTGCACTCTATTTACTATATGCAGATAATGAACCTTCTGCAGAAGTGTATGGTGCGGCGGCTGACAGACAGCAGGCAAGTATCGTATTTGATGTGGCAAGACAGATGGTGGAAATGTCACCGGCACTGTTGAAGCGTTCCAAAATCATGGGAGCTACAAAGCGAATTGTTAATTATGGAAATGCTGGGTATTATCAGGTGCTTTCCGCAGAAGTTGGTGGCAAACATGGCTTCTCTGTATCGGGACTTGTGTTTGATGAAATTCATACTCAGCCGAACAGACAGTTATATGACGTATTAACAAAGGGTTCTTCGGATGCCCGACAAAATCCTTTACACTTCATTATTACTACAGCCGGTACGGACAGACATTCCATTGCTTATGAGTTACATACGAAAGCAATTGATATTTTGGAAGGAAGGCGTGTGGATCCTACATTCTACCCTGTGGTCTATGGACTTAAGGATGATGAGGATTGGGAAGATGAGGCAAACTGGTATAAGGTGAATCCTTCGTTGGGTTATACGGTGGATATTGAAAGGCTTCGTGATGCTTATCGTGAGGCGAAGCAGAATCCGGCGGATGAGATTACATTCCGTTGGCTTCGTATGAACCAGTGGGTGTCCAGTACAACTGCATGGATTCCAGACCAGATTTATCAGAGAGGAAACGAAGAAATTGATTTGAAGTCTCTGGAGGGAAGAGATTGTTATGGTGGATTGGACTTATCCAGTACAGGCGATATTACGGCATTTGTGTTGATGTTTCCGCCAAGGAATGATGAGGAGAAGTACATTCTGCTTCCGTTCTTTTGGGTGCCAGAAGAGACCATTCCACAGAGAGTGAAAGCCAATTCGGTTCCTTATGATGTGTGGGAGCGTCAGGGATATCTGATGTCTACTGAGGGGAATGTAATCCATTATGATTTTATTGAAAAGTTCATTGAGGAGCTGGGAGAAAAGTATCATATTTTGGAGATTGCATTTGACCGATGGGGAGCTACACAGATGGTGCAGGATTTGGAAGGCATGGGATTTACCGTAGTGCCTTTTGGACAGGGATATAGCAGTATGTCAGCTCCGACCAAGGAGTTTTATAAGATTTTGATGGAGGGGAATATGGTGCATGGCGGTCATCCGGTGCTTCGTTGGATGGCAGGTAATGTTGTGATTGATACTGATCCGGCCGGGAATATTAAGGTGACTAAGGCAAGATCGAAAGAGAAGATTGATGGGATTGTAGCGGCGATTATGGCTTTGGACAGATGTATTCGAAATCAGGTGCAGAAGCAAGGAAGCGTGTATGACGAAAGAGGAATTTTATTTGTATGAGGCGGTATGTATGGATTTTTAATTCAGAAGGATTTATAATAGATTTTGTCGTATGGTGTGCAAGAGAGATATACGAAATAAGATAGAGCTTTATGTGTCATAAAGATGTAAGAACCGGAGGATGCCATGAGTTTCAGGGAATATGAAGTGAAAAATAAGCCATTATTTGCTTCAATGAAGCGTGCAAAAACTGCTCTGCTCAAAGAACATGCAAAAGCATGCTCGATAGACTCTTTTTTTGCATATATGGAAAAAAGATATGGAGTAGATTCTGAGTGTATAGAATACATTACGTTTTATGATTATGTTTTTGATAGTGAAGCATTTCACTATAATATTGCTTATATTTATACCACTCCTTCGTTAAAAATGAGAGATATATTGTTTGAAGATAGAGAAGAAATCACTAAGGATACAGGATGGTATCCAATGGTTTCAGGTTCAAGAGCAAATTTTACATCAATTAAGATTGCAGAATCCTATAAATATTGGAATATTGTAAGACATAAGCCGCCATATGTACATTTAGGGAAACCTATTTCTATAAAAAGCGTTGCGTGCGATATTTCATCGACGGCCTTGATGTTGAAGTGTGAAAAAGGAAATATTCTGTTAGACACAGGATTTGAAGTTGAGGAGGATAATATCTCTGATGTGGATTTTATTTTCATGTCTCATTTTCATAGAGATCACTCTGGTGGGCTGTATGGTTTTTTGAAGAAGAGAGAGGTTCCGGTCATTCTGTCCGGCATAACTTTAGAATATTTACTCAATTTAAGAGGTATAGATGTAGATGACAAACGGCGCCTATTGAAAAATGCTGTTCTGATTGAAAGTATTAAAGAACGTTCATATATTAATAATACTATTGAATTTTTTGATAGTTATCATTGCCCTGGTGCATATGGATTAAAATATAAGTGCTATGGTGAAGTTGTTATTTATCCGGGCGATATTTGTTTGTTAAATGGCTTTTATGATTTTTCGGATAAATTCCAAAGAGTCATTAACCATACTGGTAAGGCTAATAAGTCAATAATTACAGATTGTGCACTGGTTCCGCGTGGTGATTTTGCGATTACGGATAAAGATTTTGAAGCTGTAGCAGAAAGCATATTGAGTTCGGAACACAATCAAATATTTGTTAGTAGAGGGGCAGAAATGCTGTTTAATGTGTATATTCGATTATTCAGAATGGCAATTGATGAGCATAAAGATTGGCTGTTTATTATGAATGATGAATTGTTTTATCTGCTAAGGAATGTGTTAAGAAATTGGTTGTTACCAGAATATAAGGGTGACCCATTTGTGGAACATGTGATTGGCAAATCGGGTATAAATTATGCTGAAACACAACGCCTTTATCCTATTTCGGCGATTGAACAATTTGATGGATACAATGAGAAAAGAATAATGTATTTGGTAACATTGAATGATATCCAAGCAATTGAAGAAATTAGTGACACTTCGTGTATGGATATGTATTTAACGGGACCATTGGCATTAGCAAAAAATTTGGAAGAAACATTGGGAAATTGCCAGTTTAATAGTGTACATAAATTGTCATCGCCGGATTGGAGTTTTCATTCTGACAAAGAAGCTATTAGGGAATTAATTAATGATACAGTAAATGATGATACAAAGCTTATTTTGTTCCATGCATTTCCAAAGGTAATTAAGAAATTTATTAAAGAATTTCCGTTAGAAGTCCAAGATAAACTGGGAGTAGTATCACAAACGGAATTAAAATTTTGATTGAATCAATATTATATAGACTAATTAGATTGCACTTATCAGAAATGGTAGGTGCTTTTCTTATGCTCATTTTTTAGGAGGATTGATGATTATGGGTATATTAAGTGGAATTTTTAAATCAAGAGATAAGCCACAGAATGCCACATCTGGCAGTGCTTATCGATTCTTCATCGGTGGTAGTTCCAGCGGTAAGAATGTCAATGAACGTTCTGCCATGCAGATGACAGCGGTGTATTCTTGTGTGCGTATCTTATCAGAGGCGGTGGCAAGTCTTCCACTTCATGTGTACAAATACAACGGAGATGGAGGCAAGGAAAAAGCGGTCAAACATCCGCTTTATTTTTTGCTTCATGATGAGCCGAATCCGGAAATGACTTCCTTTGTATTCAGGGAAACATTGATGACGCATTTGCTCCTGTGGGGAAATGCTTATGCCCAGATTATCCGTAATGGAAAGGGAGAGATTATTGCGTTGTATCCTTTGATGCCGAACCGAATGACGGTGGACAGGGATGAGAAGGGACAGCTTTATTATCAGTACAACACCAGTAAGGATGATGCACCGACCATGAAAGGAAACACGGTCAATCTGAAACCATCGGATGTGCTTCATATTCCCGGTCTTGGATTTGATGGCTTGGTTGGATATTCTCCGATCGCAATGGCGAAGAATGCGATTGGTATGGCGATTGCCTGTGAAGAGTATGGTGCAAAATTCTTTGCAAATGGTGCCACACCGGGTGGTATATTGGAGCATCCGGGAACCGTAAAGGACCCACAGAGGGTAAGGGAGAGTTGGACATCTGCCTTTGGTGGAAGTTCCAATGCAAATAAAGTGGCAGTTCTGGAAGAGGGAATGAAGTACACACCGATTTCCATTAGTCCGGAACAAGCACAGTTTTTGGAAACAAGAAAATTTCAGATAAATGAAATAGCTCGAATTTTCCGAGTTCCGCCACACATGGTCGGCGATTTGGAAAAGTCGAGCTTTTCTAATATAGAGCAGCAGTCTTTGGAGTTCGTGAAATATACCTTAGACCCTTGGGTTGCAAGGTGGGAACAGGCGATTGTCCGTTCCTTATTTTCTGCGGATGAAAAAACGAGGTATTTTGTCAAGTTCAATGTGGATGGGTTGCTCCGTGGCGATTATCAGAGCCGTATGAATGGTTATGCCATTGGCAGACAGAATGGCTGGATGAGTGCCAACGATATCAGGGAACTTGAAAATCTTGACCGTATTCCGGAAGAGGAAGGTGGAGATTTATACCTTATCAACGGGAATATGACCAAATTAAAAGACGCAGGAA